TTCTCGCAAGCGTCCACAATCACGCGGTCAGCGATTGCGGAGGAAAGCTGTTCGATGTCGTCGGACATGTTAATTATGCCCGTACGCCCAACTTCTCGCGGACCTTTGCAAGCACGGCCTCGGATAACCGCTTGGCCGCATCGCTGGCATCGCCCGCCCCGCCCTGGCCCGTACCCGTTCCGATATTCCCGACTTCGCCGCCGTCGTCATCGCCCCCAGGATTAGGCCGTCCGCCCTGCTGTCCCGGTACGGGAATATTAAACATCGGATCCGGCCGCTCCTTAACGGCCTGACTCAACGGTAACAAGGCCGAACTTACAAGCGGTTCATCGCCGCCGTCAAACGGTTCCCGCCCATCCTCTGCCCGGATTTCATTTGGCGCAATCGCCGCCGTCTGAAAATCGGCAACCTGCTTTTTGAGCAGGTATTCCCGGTCCTCGGGAATGGCGTTATCGCTTGCCACAAACAGCTTCCCGCTCGGCTCGTACATCAGCATCAGGTCGCCGTTGATAGTATCGTCATAGCGAATGAGCCAGGGGTGCACGGCGAATTTCGCATGCGAGACATACGCCTGTTCCGAGTTGGCACGGATGGCATCGGGCGCAAACATGCCATATGGACATCCGAAACCCGCGCAAATCTCTATCGCCGTTACGCGCTTGCCCTCCAAAAATGACAGCTCGTTAGGAGTCATGGAATCGGGAACGAACTTAATCCCCGGCGGGAGCATGATGCTCTTGCCCGCCTGTTTCGCTCCAGCGTACTTCTCCTTCAACTCCGCTTGCGCCCGTTCCATAGCGGGTTGACTCATGCCCAACTCACTGGTAAAGATGCCGCCCGGACGCGCCTTGTTTTCAAACATTGCCGTCTCAAATGTCGCCATCTGAGAATTGACGTACAGGGCGTCGGCCATGCCGCGTAACACCGAAAACCCGACATAATCATTCAGCGGGTTGGGGTTACGGAAATGGATAATGTCCTCAACCGGCAAGGTCTGGCGAACATTGCCGCGCTTGTATTCATAGCCAACAACGTACTCCTCCAGCGACTTGCCGGGAATGGGCTTGATATGCGGAGCCGGAATTGTCCATATCTGCACGGGGATTCCCAAGCCGTCCTTTATGCCGACGTACCAATATGCTTCTCCACAGAGGTCCATGAACGCCGATGTCAGCCATTTCAAATCCGTCTCTGACTGATACGGGTTCGGCCGTTTCATTAGATCGAGATAGCGATGTTCACTGACTTCCTCAACGTCCTCGGCCTTGACAATGACGCGGCGAAGGTCGGCCCGGCTCTCGATATACTTGCGACGCTTGCGGTCAAGCGGACGCGGGGCCGTATCGATGGTCTGCCAGCGCTTGCCCTTGTCGCCGCCGGCGGAAGCCACGAATAGCCCCGTCGGGATAGCGGCACGGGCGTCGGCATTTGTCCGGGTACAAATATAAGCCCATGACGTAAACCATTTCGCGATATCGGCCTTGTTACCGGGCTTCTGCATCCCGAGCGCAGCGGCCTCACCCCAGACGGGAAGGCCGGTCCATGCCGACGGCTCCATGAGGGGCGCATTTGCAGACTTCAGCGCCCGCTCGTATGTGCCTTTGATTCGACCGGCCAGCCCGGCCGCCCGTATAAATATATTCGCCATGTGCTTATGTCCTAACTAGGCCGACGTTAGAAAACCGAAATCTGCCACATTCCCGCCGTTATGGATTGCCGCGCCCAATTCGCAAGGGCAAGCGAAATTACGCAGTCGTCATGC